ATGACCTCTCTATCACTCCTCAAGAACCGAAGACACCAGACTTTAAGGTTTCTACCATAGAGTATCAAGTCGAGAACGGGACTGAGTGGGGGCGGTTAGGAGATACCGATGATTATTTCTGGGAAACACCTAAGGAGAAAACAAATGGTAATTAAAGTAGACAAATCTGAAGAATTTAAGAAAAGTGGTAAGAAACTCATCTCTGAGTACGATGCACAAGAATGGTTAGATAAAATTGAGAAGAATGACGAAAGAGAATTGTTTGAGATGAAGAGAAAGAAGGAATTCCTTGACGAGTGCACTAAGTTCAGAAAAGGTGGATAAATAAAAGCAGCCCATGCTGTGTCTAGATGCCGACATTCCCAACATTCAAAGATTTGAGTGTTACATTCAAAAAACATCCTGTTACTGACGATTTGGTAACTGTGAAGGATAAGGCTGCAATAGCACAATCAATAAAAGGACTACTACTTACAAGAAAAGGTGAAAGACCATTCCAACCAAACATAGGTTCTAGTGTAATGGACTTATTGTTTGAACCATTGGATTATGGTACTGGTGCAATGATAAAGAAAGAAATTACTAAATGTCTTAGCACCTATGAAGGAAGAATTATCATTGTAAAACTTGCTTGTATTTTAGATTTCGATAACAACGGTTACGATATAGAACTTGAGTATATGATTGTAGGTAGATCAGATCAGCCTGTGGCAGTAGACTTCTTCTTATCACGTACAAGATAATGCCTTATACACAGGTCGCTAATCTAGATTTTAATGACATAAAGACTCAACTTAAAGAGTATATGAGAGCACAGTCAGATTTTACTGACTATGACTTTGAAGGATCTGCTTTAGCAACTCTTATTGACACACTTGCTTATAATACTTACTATACAGCGTTTAATTCTAATATGGTAGTCAATGAACTATTCATTGATTCAGCAACGCTAAGAGACAACGTAGTAGCATTAGCAAAGCAATTAGGATATAGACCAAAAAGTGCAACCTCTCCTACAGCATATATTTCTTTTACTGTTAATTACAGTAATCCTACAACTGACACAGAGTTAATTCTTAAGAAAGGAACTGGATTTATTTCTTCTTATGATAATACGATCTATCAATATGTTGTAACTGATGATATAACAGCACAAGTAATTAATAATGTTGCAACATTCACTGATGTACCAATTAAAGAAGGTACATTAATAACTAATAGATTTGTTTTTAATACTAACTTACAAAGTCAGAGATTTATTCTTGATAATAGAGATGTTGATACTAATACTGTTAGTGTCAAGGTATTTCCTGGCGGTGGTACATTTAATGAACCATATTTGGTTGCAGATAACATCTTAGGTGTTGATGGTAATTCAAAAGTATTCTTTTTAGACGAAGTTGAAGATCAAAGATATGAAATATTGATGGGAGATGGAGTATTAGGTAAGAAATTGACTAATGGATCATTTATCGAAGTGTCATATCTTACAACTTCAGGTCCTGCAAGTAACGGTGTTAGGTCATTTGTCTTTTCTGGTGTCATAGAGAACCCTAATGGTGTATCTCCTTCATCATTTACAACTAATGTAACATCTACTACCGCTTCTTCTGGCGGTGAAGCGATAGAAACCACACAGAAGATAAAATACACTGCTCCAAAGGCATATGGCACACAAGACCGTGCAGTGACCGCACAGGACTATGAAGCAATTGTAAGAAAAGTATATCCAGCAACAAGTGATATTATAATATTTGGTGGAGAAGATCAAGATCCACCACAGTATGGTAAAGTATTCATTTCATTAAAACCTACTGATGCTAGTTACCTCACATCATTAACTAAAAACCAAATTATTTCTGATCTTAAAAAGTATGTTATTGCATCTGTAGAACCACAGATAGTAGATCCTTCTATTCTATTTGTTGAATTGACTAGTAAAATTTATTATAACGGTTCTGTGACTGATCAAACAACATCACAAATTAGAGATAAAGTTATAAGTGGTGTTCAGTCTTATCTTGATACAAGTGATACTGAGAAGTTTAATGGTAAGTTTAGGTATAGTAAGATGGTAGGTGTAATAGATGATACTGATGTCAGTATCAATTCTAATCTCACTAGTGTCACTATGAGAAAAGACTTCTATCCTCAGTTAAATTCTACATTTTATTATGAGGTATGTTTCAAAAATGCTTTTGATGAGGACTGCGATGATCCAGTCTTGTCATCTACTGGTTTTAGAGTAACTGAGTATCCTAATTTTGACGTTTATGTAGAAGATAGGAATAAGAAAATTGTCCTATATAGACTAGATAGCGTAACTGGTGAGAAGGTTGTTCTCGACAGCGATATTGGCGACATAGATTATGTAAAAGGTGAGTTAAAAATGTATGCTTTAACAATTATTAAAGGTAGTTTCTTTGATAATCGTATTTCACTAAGAGTAAAACCACTATCAAACGACATCAAAGCAATGCGTGAGGTATATCTTGACGTTGACGTTGCTAATTCATCCTTCACTGCGTATAAAGAGTAAGAAATGCCATCTGTAAAAACCAAGAGGATATCAACTCTAATAGAAACTCAACTTCCTGAGTTTATTAGTACAGAATATGAACTTTTTTCCAAGTTTGTAACAAAGTACTATGAAGCACAGGAGGTACAAGGTGGTACATTAGATGTTATTAACAATCTTCAAAAATATGCAGACATTGATTACTATGAAAAGAACATACTTAGACAGTTTAATACTTTGGACGTTAGTATCACTAATTCTAGCGACACAATTGTATTACAAGATGCAACGAGTTTTCCAAAAGCAGACGGATACGTCAGAATAGATGATGAGATAATATTTTACGCAACTAGAACTGATACTACACTACAAGGTTGTACAAGAGGTGTTAGTGGTAACACAAAACTTGGTGATTTGTATCATGAGACTCAATTTGAGACTACAACTGCATCTGCACATGTTGCTGGTCAAAAAGTTTATAATGTTAGTAATCTATTCTTATATGCATTAGTTAAAAATTTTGAGAAGCAATACTTGGGTTCTTTTCCTGAGAAATATCTTAGAAGTAGTGTAGATAAAAGAACCTTAATTAAAAGGATACAGAATTTTTATAAGGCAAAAGGAACTGATAGTTCTATCAAGTTTATTTTTAATAGTATTATTGATGAGGATTTTGATCCTCTTGATCGTACTAACTTAGCACAGTTTGAGTGGTTTATAAAATCTGAGTTTGATAACATTGCTATAGATGTCACAAGTCCAAATGGTCAATTCTTAGTTGGTGACGTAATAAAAACTACTACTGCTAGTGGTGAGATTGCTAAGATTGTTAGAAATGATCAAAATGTAATTACAAGATTATATTTAAGACAAGTATCCAGCACATTTTCTCTTGGAGATAGTGTTACTGGTACTACAGGATCAACATTTACTGCTAGTACAGTATATACATTTCCCAATGGTATTTTCTACATTAACTTTGGTAAGTTGCCACAGTTATTTGGAGACTTTGAGTATGGCAAATATTATTTTGCACCAGAAGGAATTATAATATTCCAAAACTGGCAAATCATATGGAATCAATCTGATCCTTCTAACTTACCGATGCCTATCCATCCAGATGGTCATCCTATGAAGTTTAGTACCACTAGAGAAGGTACATTACTTGGTGGTCAGTTATACACTAACAGTAAACCTGTACTAGGTGTTAAAACAAATTACGATAATGAATTCAAACCAGAATTTATGATGGATGTTGGTGAGTCTAATAAGATTTACTATTATTGTGCTTATCATCGTTATATGTCAGGTCTTGATGGTGATGAAGGTTATATGCAACTTGTTGACAATACAAGACCAAGAAAAATCGTACAACCTGAGGTATACAAACCAAGAGACTTTACATATAAAGCATCTAATGCAGATTGGATAAATGTATATGCATTAAAATGTAAAGTTATATCTGGTGATGTAAAAAATTTAGTAGGAAAGAAAATTTCTCAGTCTGATACAGCAGAGTATGACTATGCAGATGCTGTCGTAGATAACGTATACGCAGATGGAACTAGAGATGGAGAAGCAATTTACAATATTGTTCTAGCACCAGAGACAGTTAATGGTGTATTTGGTGTCTCAAC